TTGTAAAATACAAAGTTGTAAAATACAAAGTTGTAAAATACAAAGTTGTAAAATACAAAGTTGTAAAACCTAACCTTGTAAACCATTATTATCTTGGTTATCAACAGAGACTGTGGATAACTCTTTTTCAAACCTCTCTGAAATATATTTAAAATAATCATCTGTGATAGGTATATCTTGAGCAAATCTATAATTTTGAATACCTTTCCCTCTTCCAAGACTTTTCTTAATCGTTCTTATGTAGCCATACTTTTCTAACTCGTCAAAAGCTGACCTATGACTCACAAGCCCATCTTTTGACCTTTTAGCAATCTCATCTGGATATATGCGCCAATCATCTTTATTACTCAAGATAACCGCTAGTACCCCTTTTGCAGAACTGGAAAGATTAGGATTTTGTAAAAAATGATTATTCATAGAGGTATAGTTTTCATGGGTGTTGGTGAAATATGTATCTCATTAACCGTTAGCCTCCAATCTACGCTCGTTCACTTTTCTAAAAAGCTCATATACTGGGTTATCGTCAGGGATAACATATCCGGCAATACTATCTCGTTTGGTTCCGTCTGCCATCGTATGCGTTACTGTGTAATGCTCTTTAACCATTTCCTTTCCTTTCTAGCAATTGCTAAAATTGCGAGAGTATCAATAACCGTCAAACCTACCAAACTATTAATTAAAATCTCGCTTAGTGGATAGTGTTTTCTTTGCCAGTTATTTACTAATAGTTGTTGTGTGCTGTTCAGTTCTTTCATTATGTGGTATAATTAAAGTAGTTATTTTTAACAAGCGCCTTACTTGGATTGCAGTCCGTAGGTGCTTTTTTTGTTCTTTTCACTTTATTCCTTTCTGTTGTGTTATTTTTGTCAACTACCTATGAAATTAAAATGGCATTTAAAACTGTTTTAGGATCAACTCCTAAGACATCCGCAAACTCTGCCATTTCATCTGCTCCTATATTTCTAGGATTTTTCTGTTTCTTATACAGAGCGCTCCGAGAAATATCTAAACGTTCAGCGATAACTTTACGCTTTAGCCCACTTTTATCAAGCAGTTTTTCAAAAGCATTTTTATCTGCTACTACTTTTTCCATAAATTACTCCTTTCTGTTTATCTTGAGTTTCCTTTTTGTCAACTCTACAATGTAATTCTATCCCTTTGTTTCTATTTTGTCAACACTTTTGTGTAAAAAAAGTCAACTTTTTTTCTTTTTGTATCTAAAAACCCTTTATATCAGCGTTTTTAGCTTATTTGTTTCTTTTTATTACTCGTTTTTGTTGACATTTTTGATACACTGAGTTATAATTGCACTATAAAATAGATTACAAAGGAGGGGAGATAATGAAAACTAAAATAGCCTTTCCTCAAATGCTAAACAAGTATAGATTACAAAAAAATCTTACTATGGAACAACTAGCTGAGGAAGTTGGCAAAACAAAATCTACTATTTCAAAGTGGGAGGCTGGTACTCGTTCACCTAAAATATATGAAATAGAAGAAATAGCAAAATATTTTGGGGTTGAGCCTCAGACGATGATGTTTGGAGATACTTCAAAAATACAATGGCTTTACGATAAACTCGAACCTAGCAGGCAAGAAAATGTTATCACTTACGCAGAGAAACAACTAAATGAGCAGGAAAATAATGTTATCTCTATTTTCGATGATAGAAAAAGAGTCACTGCTTATGTTGAGGGTGTAGTTGCTGCTGGTCTAGGTAGCTATCAAGAGGAAAACTTACACATGGAAGTTGAACTTTTGGAAGAAGAAGTACCAGAAAAATACGATACTATCGCACAAGTTGTTGGGGATAGTATGGAACCGCTTATAGAAAACAACGACTTGCTTTTTATTGATGTAAAAAGTCAAGTTGATGTTAACAGTATTGGGATTTTCCAAGTGAACGGAAAAAACTTTGTAAAAAAACTCAAGCGTGATTATGGTGGCGCTTGGTATTTACAAAGTCTTAACAATAATTATGAGGAAATTTATCTATCAGAAGACGATGACATCCGCACTATTGGGGAAGTGATCAGTATCTATAGGGAAAATTAAGGAGAATACTATGCAAAAACAAAAAGGGGGATGCTTGTCATCTCTTATCGCAATTATCCTGTTAGTTTGGGTTGCCAGCTTTTTTATCGGTGGCAATGATAGCACAAAAAATAACAGTAAAGAAACTGACAAAACAGAGCAGACTAGTACATCATCAAGCAAAGAAGAAACTAGCCAATCATCACAAGAAGTAAAAAACGATGGTAAAGATTATACAGAGGTTTCAAATACTGAATTTGCATCCCATCTTACTACTGAAATCAATAATCAGTTAAGCGCTAGTGGATACCAAGTAACAGTTAAACCTGTTGGTAATAATGTTATCTATCTTTACGTTCCTCAAGATATTAAATATAACTCTAACAGTGAAATTCAAAAAATCGCTGATAGTTTATATAGCATCAAAGAAAGTACTTTCTCCAATTGGGCAATTGATAATGGATATGATCTAGGATTTACCAACTCACCTGATCTATACATCAAATCAGAAGATGATACAACACTTGCTGAAGAAAGTGGCATTGTAAACAAATCTATGAAAGTAAAAGTAAACAACTAAAATAAAAAGCCCCTGCTCTCCTCGACCAAAATTTGAGCATGGGACTTAAACCAATTTGAAAAGCAACCTAAAACACTAAGGGTATAGGTCTTTTTTCTATACCCTATTTTACCATAAAACTTACAAAATAGGGAGGCTAACGATGAATAAAGTTGCTATTTATGTGCGCGTGAGTACAAAAGGACAAGCAGAAGAGGGTTATAGTATCGATGAGCAAATTGCATTGCTTACAAGCTACTGTAGCATACACAAATGGAAAATCCATGATACTTATGTTGATGCTGGTATCTCTGGAGCTACGATTGAAAGACCGGAATTAAGCAGACTATCGAGAGATGCCCAAAAGAAAAAATTTAATACCATGATTGTCTATGACTTAAAAAGGCTTGGGCGATCGCAACGTAATAACATTTCATTTATTGAGGATGTACTAGAAAAAAATGGAATAGGCTTTATCAGCTTAACAGAAAACTTTGATACCTCAACCCCTCTAGGAAAAGCAATGGTTGGTATTCTGTCAGCTTTCGGGCAATTAGATAGGGATACTATTAGAGAACGTATGATGATGGGCAAGATCGGCCGTGCTAAGTCTGGTAAACCTATGATGACCAGTACTATTGCATTTGGTTATACCTATGATAAAGTTACTAGCTCACTTAATATCAACCCAGCAGAGGCTATTGTGGTGAAAACCATCTATAATGAGTACTTATCTGGTAGATCACTAACCAAATTAAGAGACTATCTTAATGAAAATGATTTGTTGAGAAATGGCAAACCTTGGAATTATCAAGGAATTAGTAGGATTTTAAGAAATCCAGTTTATATGGGAATGGTTAGATTTAGAGGAGAAGTATATCAAGGCAATCATGACCCAATAATTGATAGTGAGACATTTGAGGCTGTGCAAAAAGAACTTAAAAAGAGACAACTTGAGACCTATGAATTTAACAAAAACACAAGGCCGTTTAGAGCAAAATATATGTTATCTGGCATTATTAAATGTGGGTACTGCGGTTCTCCAATGGGAGTCACTCTAGGAACTAAACGAAAAGATGGCACGCGCAATATACGCTACCAATGTGTAAATAGATTTCCAAGAACCACAAAAGGAATTACAGTATATAACAATGGCCAAAAATGCAACTCTGGCTTTTATGAAAAGGATGATATTGAAATATACGTACTAGGTCAAGTAAGACTCTTGCAGCTAAATAAGGCTAAATTAAATAAAATGTTTGAAACTCCAGAAATAATAAATGTTGAGGAAATAGAAAACCAAATCAATAGCCTTAATAACAAAATGAAACGGCTTAATGACCTCTACCTAAACGATATGATTTCACTAGATGAGTTGAAAACCCAAACTTACACATTCCTAAAACAAAAAGACTTACTAGAAAATGAGCTTAATAATAACCCAGCTATCAACCAAGAAGAAAACCGAAAGCAATTCCAAAAATTATTAGGCACAAAAGACATCACTCAATTGAGCTATGAGGAGCAATCTTTTGCCATTAAAAATCTGATAGATAAGGTATTTGTTAAACCTGGCATCATTGATATAAATTGGAGAATTTAGGTCAAAAAAATAACAAATTTAGATACTCTTGTTTC